CCCCCTCCGCCCGCCCGCCCCTCTCCTCCCCGCTCCAGGCGCCCGCCCCGCCGCCCGCCGCCGCCGCCGCCGCCGCCGCCATGAGCCACGGCCAGCCCTGCCCCACCTGCGACGGCTCCTGCCGCCTCTGCCGCTCGCCCGACCGCGTGCTCCCGGGGCCCGCGCCCCGCGCCGCCGCCGACGACGACGCGCACGCGCGCCGCGGCCCCGGCGCCTTCTGCCCCGGGGACTGGCGCCCCGACGCGCGGCGCCTCGCCGCCGACGTCAACGCGCTCTTCCGCTGCATCGCCACCGGCTCCGCGCTCGTCTCGGCCGACACGCGCGCGCTGCGCCGCGCGCTCCTCGGCTTCTTCCTGCTCGGCTACACGCGCGCCACGCCCACGGACGCGTGCTGGGAGGCGCTGCTGCAGCTCTCGCCCGAGCAGGCCGGCCCGCTGCGCCGGCTCCTGCGCGCGGCCGCCGCCGCCGCGCCCGCCGCGCGCGCGCTCTCGCCGCCGGCGCGCCTGCCGGCGCCGCTCTTCGGGGCCGAGTGCGACGTGAGCGGCAGCGACTCGAGCAGCGAGGACTACGGGGACGACGACTCCGGGGACGACGACTCCGGGGACGACGACCGCGGGGACGGCCGGGGGGGCGCCTCCGCCTCGGCGCTCTCGCCGGCCGCCTCCGCCTCGGCGCTCTCCTCGGCGCTCCTCTCGTCGGCCGCCTCCGCCTCGACGCTCTCCTCGGCGCTCTCCTCCTCGGCCTCCTCCTCCTCCCCCTCGGACGGCGAGGACGACGTCTTCTTCGGCGAGCCCGCGCCCGGGCCCGCGGCGGCGCCGGCGGCCGGGCCCGCCGCCGCCGGCGGCTCGGCGCGGCGCGGCGCGGGCCGGCGCCGGCCCGCGCCCGGCTGGCGCTGGTCCTCCTCCTCCTCCTCCGGCTCCTCGGCCGCCCCCTCGCCGGCGCCGTCGCCCGGCGCCGGCTCGCGGTCGCGCCCCGCGCCGCCCAAGCGCCGCGCGCGCGTCTAGCCGGCGCGCGGGCGGCCGCGGCGGCCCCCGTCCCCCCGTCCCCCCGTCCCCCCGTCCCCTCCCGTCCCCTCCCTCCTCCTCGCCCTCGCCCCCTTCCCGACGAACGAACGAACGAATAAACCGCGCGCGCCGGCGCGCGCTCGACCCGACCCCGGCCTCGGTCTCGTGGTGTTCCGGGGGGAGAGGGGGGAGGGGAGGGGAGGGGGAGGGGCGGAGAAGAGGAGCGGGGAGAGCGGGGACGGAGGGCGGGAGGGGAGGGCGGGGAGAGCGGGGACGGACTCGAGGGAGCGGGGACGGAGGGCGGGAGGGGAGGGCGGGGAGGGCGGGGAGGGCGGGGAGGGCGGGACCCGGGGCCGCTCGCGGCCGGCGAGGAGGACGCGGGGCCGCTCGGGGGCACCCGCGGGGACTCGCGGGAGAGGGGAGCGGGGGGAGCGGGCCGCGGGAGAGGAGGGCGGGGGGACCCGGGGCCGCTCGCGGGGACGGACCGACGGACCGACGGACGGACGGACGGACGGACGGACGCGGAGGTGCGAGGAACCAGAACGCCTTTATTCGGGGGGAGGGGGCGGGGGCGCGGAGGGCTCGGAGATCGGGGATCGGCGGCCGCGGCTCAGGGGCGCGCTCAGCGCGCCAGGCTCAGGGCCGCCGCTCGAGAATCGGCGGGCTCGCGCGCACGCGCGCGTATCGGGCCGCCGCCACCGCCGGCCGAGCGCCGGCGCGGGCCCGGCGCGGCGCCGGGCCGCCGCTCCAGGCGCAGCAGCCGCGTGTCGATCAGCTCGAAGCAGTCCTCCGTGTAGCGGCCGCCCGCGATGCGCTCGCTGCCCAGCCGGAGCACGTATCGCTGATGCGGCAGGGGCACCCGCGTCGGGCCGGGGACCCTCGCCCGCAGCTCGCGCTGGAACGCGTCCGGGAGCCGGGTGAAGTACTGGCTCATGTCGCCCGTGGGCAGGGACTGCGGGTCGACGTCGACGTTGAGGTAGAAGCGGTCCGCCGGCGGGGTCTCGTCCTCGTAGCACTCGTCCGGGAAGTTGTGTGGGAGCCGGACGAAGGTCCCGTCGTAGAGCTGGCGGAAGAACTGCAGGGGCCGGCGCGGCGCGGGGATGCACTCGAAGTGCACCGCGGCCTCGCCGCGCTCGGGGCTCGCGCCGGCCGCGGGCACCTTCACCAGCAGGGGCTTCGACGAGGGGGACACCGGGAAGTAGTCCGGGGGGAGCATGGCGTACAGGCCGTCCTCCTGCTCGTGGCGGCAGGGCTTGAAGAGGCGCCAGCAGCGGAGCCCGGCCTCCCGGCTGGGACTGGCGCCCGCGACGCCGGCCGCGCCCGCGCCCGTCTCCGCGCCCGACGGCGCCGTGCTGATCACCACGCGGCCCGGGGTGCCCTGGCGGTACATGGTCCTCGCCTCGGTGCGATCGCCGGGAGAAGTGGCCGGGTGGCGGGACCGGCGCGCCGTCTTTAAAGGACCGAGCACGGCGCGCCCGGGGGCGCGGCGCCCCGCCCCCCCGGGGCCGCGCCCCCGGGCGCGGCGGCGCGGTCCGCGACCTCGTAGGCCATCCCGAGGAGGACGCCGCCCGCGCGCAGCTCCGAGAGCGCCGGCGTCTCGTAGGGCGGCCACGCGCTGGCGATGGCCGGGCCGCGCCGCGGGAGCCGCCACGTCGCCCCCGCGAAGACGCGGTCCAGCCGCGCGTAGACGAGGCGCGGCGCGGCGGCAACGTGCGCGAAGACGGGCGCGTAGAGGTCGGCGGCGCCAAAGACCCACAGGTGGAAGGGCCGCGCCCCCGCGCGGCCCGAGTTCAGCAGGTTGTAGCCGTCGACCGCGCTGACCCACTCCGCCGCCCCCGGCGGCGGCGGGGGCGCGGGGCGGCGGGCCCGCGCGCGGGCCAGGGGCGCCGTGTCGACGTAGGCCACCCGCGCCGGCGGCGCCGGCGCGCAGTCCGCCGCCGCCCACAGCAGGGCGCGGTCGAAGACAACGACCGGCGTCCCCAGCCGGCCCGCCGCCAGCGCCCGGCACTGCTCGGCGAGGAAGCGCCACACCTGCGCGGGCACGTCCGCGCTCGCCCACGGGAAGCGGCCGCGTCTGTCCGCACACGTGACCACGGTCACCATGGCGACCGCCACGGTGAGGCTTAAGTACGGGCGCAGGTGGCGCGCGCGGCCACCTGCGCCCGGCCCGAGACCCGGTCGTCGTCCCCTCCCCGCCGCGAGCGCGCCCCGCGGCACGGCCCGACGTCCATGGAACGCGCGGCGGATCGGCTGGCCCGGCAGCGGGCGCGCGGCCTCTGGCGCTCCCGCCTCGCCTGCTGCGTCGCGGCGGAGCCGGGCGGCGGCGAGCCGACGCGGCCCGAGCGCTCCCGGAGCCGCCGCGAGCCCGCCGCCGAGCCGCGCGGGGGCCGCGGCGATTTATACGCGGACCTCGGCGACGAGGCGCCCGAGGCCGCGCCGCCGGCCCCGGCCGGCCCGCGGGAGGCGGGCGGGCGCGGCGAGGAAAGCGAAAGCGAGGGCGGGAGCGGCAGCGAGGGCGAGAGCGAGAGCGAGAGCGACTGGGACGACGAGGACGACGACGGGCCCGCCGGCGGGGTCTCGCGCGAGGAGGCCGAGAGCGCCGCGCGCGCGCTGAACTTCCGCATCGACCGGCGGCTGACCCCCGGCTCGGAGGGCCGCGTCTTCGAGGCGACGGGGCCCGCGCCCGCGCAGGAGCGCGTGGTGCTCAAGATCGGGGCCTCGGCCTCGACGCTGGCGGAGGCCATGCTGCTGCGGACCCTGGACCACGCCAACGTGGTCAAGCTGAAGGCCGTGCTCTTCCACGGGGAGCTGGTGTGCGCGGTGCTGGCGCGCTACCGGGAGGACCTGCACACGCACCTCTGGAACATCGACCGCCCGCTGGCGCTCCCCGCGGCGCTGCGGGTGATGCGGGCCGTGCTGCAGGGGCTCGCGTACCTGCACTCGCGCCGGATCGCCCACCGGGACGTCAAGACGGAGAACGTCTTCCTCAACGGCCCCGACGACGTGTGCCTGGGGGACTTCGGCGCGGCGCGCGGGCCGATCGCCGAGCCCCGCTACTACGGCGTGGCCGGCACCCTGGAGACGAACTCGCCCGAGCTGCTGGCGCGCGCGCGCTACGACTGCCGCACGGACGTGTGGAGCGCGGGCGTCGTCATGTACGAGACGCTGGCGTACCCGCGCGCACTGTTTGACGGCCCCGCGCCGGCCCCGCGGGGCGCGGGCGCCGGCGAGGCCTCGTCGGCGCCGCCGAGCCTGGGCGACCGCACCTGCGCCCGGCAGCTGCTCCGCGTGATCCGCCGGCTGGCCGTGCACGCCGAGGAGTTCCCCGCCAGCCCCACCGACCGCCTGACCCGCAACTTCCGGCACTACGCCAGCACGCGCCGGGAGCCGCGCAGCCCGTACCGGTGCCTGGAGGTGCTCCGCCTGCCCCGCGACGCCGACGGCGCCCTGCACCAGATGCTGACCTTCGACTTCCGCGCGCGCCCCACCGCCGCGGAGCTGCTGGGGCACCCCGCCTTCGGCGCGGCGTCGGGGTAGCCCCGGGGGTTTCCCGCAGGAACGGGGCATATAAGGCGCGGGCGCCGGCGGACCCGGCATCCGCGCCCCGCGCCGTGGACGAGAGCGAGCGCGAGCACTAGAGCGAGCACCGGAGCGAGCACCGGAGCGAGCACCGGAGCGAGCGCGGAGGCCCGCAGCGCGACCATGGACGCCGCCGCCCGCGCCGGCGTCCTCGTCGTCGTCGTCCTGGCCCTGCTCCGCGGGGCCGCCGTCCTGGGGCGCCCCGCGCCCGACGAGCTCTGCTTCGCCGACGCGCGCCGCGTCGGCGCGCGGCCCTCCCGCCCGCTGGGGCCCGTCCTGGGCCTGGGCGCCGCGGAGCTGGCCTCGCTGGTCTCGGTGCGCGCGGTGGACGCCTCGCGCGGCTGCGCCCTGGCCCTCCTGGACATGGCGGAGTCGGTGGTGCCCGGCGGCCCGCGGGCCGCCGCCGTCGTTGACGCGGGCTGGGCCTACCAGGACGGGGACTGCCTGGTCCCCCTGGCCTACCGCCAGTTCTTCAACTGCACGGGGGGCGCGCTGCCCGGCCCGGAGGTCTGCGCCGAGCTCTCCGAGGCCCGCGTCCGCGGCGGCTACGGGACGTCCGACTACGCGCTCCGCGGGACGTCGCTCGTGCTGCGGCCCGGCCTGTACGACCGCGGGACCTACCTGTACTTCCTGAGCTACGGCCCCGGGGACGTCCACGTGGGCAGCGTCACGCTCGTGGTGGGCGCCGACATCCATAACTACCCCTGCGGGCTGGACCGGGGGCTCGGCGTGTCCCTGCAGCACAAGGGCGCGCCCGTCCGGCCGCTGCCGCGGGACCCCGCCGCCGACTGGGCCTGCGGCTGCTTCCCCGCCGCCGCCGAGGCCGACGCCGGGTGGGCCGGCGTGAGCGCCGCGGAGCTGGGCCTGGCCGAGCCGGGCGACTACCTCGAGGGCGACGACGAGGACGGGGACGGCGCCGGGAGCGCCGGCGGGGCCCCCGACCTGGCCGACTGCCGGACCGGCGGGCTCTTCGGCGAGAGCGACATGTTCCGGAACGCCAGCGGGCCCGACTCGCTGCTGATCGGCGCCGTCGCCAGGGGGGTCCTGACGGCCCCCCTCGGCCTGCCGCCCGGCCGCTCCTACGAGGACCTGCGGAACGCCTCGCTGGAGTGCAACGCCCGCCCGCGCGAGGCCGGCGGCGCGGTGCTGGTGCCGATGCCGCCCCGGGCGCTCGTCGGCCCCGACCGCCGCGCCGAGGCCCGGGACGCCGGCCTGGAGTTCGGCCTCTTCGGCCTGCCCGAGGACCCCGCCCTGCGGCGCGGCATCCTCATCGGCCTCGCGGTCGCGCTGCTGGCGCTGCTGGCCTCGCTGGCGGCCGTCCTCGTCTGCGCCTGCCGGCTCTCCCGCAAGGTCGAGGCCGCCCGCCGGGCCCGCGCCGTCGCCTTCGCCAGGACCGGCCCCGCGTGTGAGCCGACGGTCCACCACGTCTAGGCGCGCGGCGCGCCTGCCACCCTCCCCCCTCCCTCCCCCTCGCCCCGCGCCCGCAATAAACAGTCACATTGCCCGCCGACGTGGGTGCTTCTGTCGTGTGTCCGTCGCGAGTCGGGTCCGGGCGGGGCGGGGGCCGGCCGCGGGCGGACGGGCGGGGCGGGGGTCGGGCCGGCCCGGCCCGCGGACCGGGCGGGTATATAGCCGCGCCGGGCGCCCGGAGGGACACTCGCACCGCGCGGTCGCCGCGAGCCAGCGACCATGCGGGGGTCGGCGCTGGCCGTGTTCGTGCTGGGCGCGCTGCTCGCCGCGGCGGCGGCGCTGCCCACGCCCGCGCCCACGCCCGAGCTGCGGGCGACGGTGCACGTCAACCCGCCGCCCTACCCGCCGGCGCGGTACAACTACACCGAGCGCTGGCACACCACCGGGCCCATCCCGTCGCCCTTCTCGGACGGCGGCGGGCCGCCCGTCGAGGTGCGCTACGCGACGAGCGCGTCCGCGTGCGGCATGCTGGCGCTGATCGCGGACCCGCAGGTGGGGCGCACGCTGTGGGAGGCGGCGCACCGGCGCGCGCGCACGTACAACGCCACCGTCGTGTGGTACAAGATCGAGAGCGGGTGCGCCCGGCCGCTGTACTACATGGAGTACACCGAGTGCGACCCCCGGAAGCACTTCGGGTACTGCCGCTACCGCACGCCCCCGTTCTGGACCAGCTTCCTGGCGAGCTTCGCCTACCCCACGGACGACGAGCTGGGGCTGATCATGGCGGCGCCCGCGAGGCTCGCCGAGGGCCAGTACCGGCGCGCGCTGTACATCGACGGCGCGGTGGCCTACACGGACTTCATGGTCTCGCTGCCGGCCGGCGACTGCTGGTTCTCGAAGCTCAGCGCGGAGAGCGGGTACACCTTCAGCGCCTGCTTCTCGGCCGACGACTACGAGCGGGGCGAGGTCCTGCGGCTGACGTACCTCATCCAGTACTACCCGCAGGAGGCGCACAAGGCCATGGTCGACTACTGGTTCGCGCGCCACGGGGGCGTCGTCCCGCCGTACTTCGAGGAGTCGCGGCGCTACGAGCCGCCGCCCCCGAGAGACCGCGAGGCCTCGCCCGCGCCGCCCGGCGCGGAGGAGGCGGACGAGGAGGACGAGGAGGAGGCGGCGGGCGGGGACGGCGAGGGGGCCGCCCGGGGGCCCGGGCCCGGGCGGGCGGGCGGCGAGGACGCGGGCCGGCGGGGCGGCGGCGCGCCGGCGCGGGGCGGGCCCGCGCCCGGCGAGCCC